TTCTACCATTATGTTCATGACTCAAAATAGTATCAATAAATGTTGTACTAACCTTGTTTATTTTTCTAGCTTCTGCTATCATACGAACTACAGGATGATCATGTTTAGAAATAAAATTTTTAGTAAAAGATGGTGAATCAGTTTTTTCAGTTCTGTCGTAAGGTAATTTTAGTTTTTCAAAAACTTCTGCAATCGATCTGGCCGCCCATATCTGAGTATCTATTCCTGTTTCTTTTTTCACTTGGTGCAGCAGTAGTTCTTCTTTTATTGTTAATTCTTTTTTTAATTGATTGGCTTTGGACACGTCTACCCGCACCCCTAGGAAACGCATATCAACTAAACAAGGAAACAGATCAGTTTCAAGATTAAATATATCTTGAAGATCATCTTCAATAATTATTTTTTTAAAACGTTTCCAAAGTTTTAAAGTTAGTTCAGCGTCTTTCTCTGCATACGCTCCAACTTCCATCGCCGGCAGTTTCCACATATCTGCTTTAGGATCTAAACCTCTTTCTTTAGCAGTCTCTATTAATCTTGATTCATTTTTACCTTCGTTTAAATGATGCCAGGACAAAGTATTTAAAGTATATGAAAATCTATTTTCATTAATTAATGATGCTGCAATCATGGTATCTATAATTAAACCATTGATTTTTATACCTAAATTACGTATCCAACATACGTCGTACATTGCATTGTGAAATATTTTTGTAGCAGGTGATTCGCAAATATCTTTAAACCATTCTAAAGTTTTTTTATGATCCATGTTTGGACCTTCTCCATGTGCTATCGGAAAGTATCCTTTATAACCTTCTACGGCTACAGCAATGCCTACAACCTCACCTCGACCTACGATGGACCCTGAGCCCAGAGTCTTTAAATCTGGATCTCTTGTTTCTAAGTCGATTGCTATCTCATTTGCTGATCTTAAATCAGGAAACTCTGTAGGTTGTACCCATTCTGTTTGTGGAACAATCATTTTTTATCCATGTCTTTCATCTTTTTAATTTCTAATTCACAATAATGAATTATCTTTTCTAAATCTTGTATGCCATTTTTATTTTTATAACGGCACACATACTTTATAACGTTTCCTTGAAAGAAACTCAAGTCGTTCTTAGAAATAAATTCATAGGGTTGAATGTAAAAGTCTTTGTAGTGATTTCCGCCGATCTGTTTATCTTGTGGAAATATATCATCAAACATTTTTTTATTTGTCATAGTGGATAGGTCTTTCTTGTTATGTTTAGTTTTAGTTTATACAGATTATTTTTAGCACGAGTTATACCAACGTACCAAACTCGATGCTCTTCGTCTTCTTTGTCTTGACTTCTGTTCATTGATTTAACAACTTTATTACCCATGTCTAAACAAAGAATTACATTATCTTTTTCTCCACCTTTTATTGCATGTATAGTGGATAACCATATTCTTGCAGGTTTATTTAAATCCTCTTCATTCTCCAAAAGATGTAGTAGATATTCTTTATCTGCATCTTCTGCTAGTTTAAATGCTTCAAACCAATTTTTCTTTTTATTCCATTCAACTTCACCAGTATAATCTTTAATTTCTTTTGTTTCTGCTTCAGATAATTCTTTACCCTTACACCATTCAACATAATTATTCATTGCTTTATATAAAGTTACCTTTATACTTTTACCTCGATTACTTTCAAAATAAAGACCTTTTTCTATAAGCATATCCCCTATAGTTATTAGTTTAGATACAGTTCTAGATAAAATTAACCATTTACCTTTTGATAAATTAATTTCATCTAAATTAAAAATCTCCTCACATTTACCTTTGTAATTTCTAGAATGATATATTTTTTCTTTTCTAATACCTACTATATTACCAATAGCTACTTTTGATTGTTCTTGTACTGTTTTAGATATTCTTTTTGAGTATATTAATGTTTTTTCTTTTGCTGGTTCTTTAATAAATCTTTTAACATCAGCTCCAGCCCAGGCAAAAATAGCCTGATCATCATCTCCTGCTAAATATATATCTTTAGTTTTTGTTTTTAAAACATCGTACAATTTCCATTGTAATGGTGAAAGATCCTGAGCTTCATCAATAAATATAACATCAAACTCTGGAATCTTTTCAGGTTTGTCTGTTAACATTTGAATCATATCATTAAAGTCATAAAGTTTTTTTGTTATTTTATAATTTATTAAGTTCTTAGATATATGATTTAAAGTTTTCCAATACACATCTTTTGGATCATGTTCTTCTAAATTAAATTCTTCTTTTAAAGAAACACATCTATTAAATGCTTTTTGTATTATTTGAAAATATGGATTTTCAAAACCTAAATAAAAAGATTCATCTTTGTTATAACGATCATAAAATTTTACTTGTAGATTTAATTTTTTACCAAGCTCTTCGTAATGATAGGGCTGCATTATATCATCTTGAATCATACTAAGACATTCAAAAGCCAAAGCGTGCAGTGTTTTAAAGTATCTTAATTTTTTATTTTCAAATGGCATTCTTTCTTTTGCCTCATCTGCAGCTTTTTTAGTAAAAGCAAAATAACCGATTCGATCTAATGAAACTCCTTTTCTTGCATAAGCCTTAGCTCTAGATATCAAACGATATGTTTTACCTGTACCAGGAGGACCATAGTATTTATAAATCATACAATGTCTTCATCGCTTTCAATTACAACTGTTTCATTTATTTCTTCTGGTTTATCAAAAATAAATAAAGGTATTCTAGCAGCTTTGATAGGATTAAAAGGTTGTCCTTCATCATCTTTACCGGGGAATCTTTTAGGTGCATTCATTAAAGCTCTTTTATCTTTATCAAGGTCGTCTGCATCAAACAATTCATACTCTATCATGAAAGATGTTTTCTGTTGGTCATACTTCCATTCTTCGTTTTTAAGTTTTTCATAAAACTTTCCAAACACAAACCATGCAAACTTTCCTTGAACTAAAGGTCTACCACTTTCAAAAGACATGAAGCTTGTTGCCTGAGCCCCGAAGATATGTTTCTCTAATAATTTCTTTAAGATTTCTATTGGACTTGTACCTTCTGCAGGTTCTATAATTTCTATTTTATCTTTTGAAGATATAGATTTTAATAATAAATCAAATTGATCTTGTTTAATAGTTGGTGCTACAATGATTGCTTGTTCAAATAATACAGTTTTAAATTCATGAACTTGAGTTAGTTTGTATGTATTTTTTAGATGTAGTTGTACAGTTTCTCCTTCATCATTCTCTACTGTAACTCTCCATTCTGGATTTGGTTTATAATTAATTTTTTGTAAATTACTTAATGATGGATAGTTAGGTTTACCATCAGATAATACACCAAACTTTCTTTTAGAACAAACTGCTTTCATACAGTTTGGTTCTAGTAATGGATCACTACAAGTAAAACCTTTTTTCTGCTTCTCCCAACTAGATATTTTAGATTTAATATGATCATCAGTCCAATGCTCATCAAAAGAAAAATATTTTCTTCCTGCTTGTAAAACCATTTTTTTCCAAGTGTCTGGATATTTTTTCTTAGCAAACACCATATAATTATATAAGAATCGATCTCTACCATCACTAAAAGTCATTTGTTCTTTAGTTAATTTTTGTAAACATGGTGGACCATCTTCAAATTCTTCTCCACCACCTTTTAATTCTGCATAGACTAAATCTTGTTTTATCTTTTTAAAACTTTCTGGATTAACTAAATTTAATTTAACTGTATCTACAAACTTTTGAAATGGCATCAGTGTACCATCAATATCTAATGCTTTTCTATCATCACCATTGTAAGGTAAATTTATAAAGTTACCATTGGATATAGTCCCATCACTTGATTTTAATTGTGTTTGTTTAGGAAATATTTCTGTACCTTGAGGTAGTTTAAATGCAAATAATAATTCTTCTAAAAAGTTTCTGATGTCTTTTGCTTTAACCAATCGAGTGGTGAAAACATATAAATGTAATCCACCACTCTTTGATAATACAGGTATGATTGGTAAGTTTTTATCTTGGATGACATCTAGATAAAATTTTCTATCTATTGGATATTTATCTACATCAATTGCACCGAATCTTGCTAACCCTTCATCAGTACAAGGTTGTATCCCAATTGATTTAATTCCTTTTATATGTTCTTCGTAATCTTGATCAGTAACTGGAGTCTTAGCCCATTCATGTTTCCATTTTTTCTTACCAGTTATTTCGTCTATATAACCATCATCAATTTTACAGACACCATAACTTCTTTGTAATCCTGTAAAATATTCTATGTAATCTTTCATATGTCATCCTGTTTTTATTTTTAAAGGTGGGCCAGTCTCCCGGCCCTACCTTGTCTTGCAAGTGTTCTCTTAGAGAATTAGATAATATCTTCAGACTTAGCTTCTTCAACTTTCTCATACTTAGGTTTGCTTACCCCAGCAGATACTTGTTTTTGAAATTCTTGAGCCATTGTATATATAGCTGCATCTTTTTCATTTGATACATCTAACATTCTTACTAAAGATGGTTTGTAAACATGCCAAACTTTATCTCCTGCACTTTTTTCTGCAGTCTGTAATTTAAAGATTGCAGAGTATGCTGCCGGTTGAAAAGAACCTTTATCATCTGTCATTCTTAAATTAGAAATCAGATCATTAAGTTTTCTTGCCGGTGTAAGATTAGATGATCTCATAGTGATCACAGCCTTTCTTGGCGTACCGTCTACCATTGCAATAATAAAAAAATACATGGTCTTCTCAATATAATTACCATTTGATAATCTATATTTAATTCCACGCATCTCTTCTTTTGCTCCAGCAGGTGGTGTTAAATGTGTTCCAACTGGCGCTGATGGACTATCTCCCATCTCTTGCCATTCTGGATATCTAGTTTGTGTATGTGCTACAACAACTTCCACACCTTTGTCTCCATCTATAGGTTTTATAAAACTATTAGAATAGATCATTCCAGGTAAAGCTCCCTCAACGTGTTTAGCACTTCTTGAGTTACACTCTGGTGATAGTTGATGTAAGATTTTCAGAATCGGTGTTGATACGTCTTCTGATTTTATTTCCTCTGCACCCTTACCAGCATCTGCTCTTAGGTTTACAGTGGCTAGTGCACCTGCACTATTTTTTACTGCGACTTGTTTGTCCATACTATTTACTCCTTTATTAGTTTAGTATTTTATTAGTTTATTTTTTATTAGTAATGCTTGTACGATTTCCGTCCAAAACATTAAACAGATCAGCGGGAACTTCATTTCCTTTTTCTTTCCATTCACGCATTACTGCTGAGAGTCGAGAGTGGTGAACACTTTCTTTTTGAGAAGGTTCATAGCCACTCTCCCTCGCAAGGATAGCATAAGCCATTGCCTTGTTATCTTCGCCTTGACCAAATGTTACTGTAACATTATTGTCTACAATATCACCTAGTCCATTGTTTCGAAGCCATTGTATCACTTCCAACTTTTTATCTACTTTAGCGGAAGCAAAAAACTTTTTACCAATAGATAGTTCTGAACCATCTTTTAGTTTTACAGTTTTTAAATTTTGTTTTTCCATAATCTCTGGAATTACATGTTCTGATAAATATCTTTCCTGTTCTTTTAATTCTTTGGTTTTTATTTCAGATGCTAATATCTGTGCACCAATAGATTTAAATTGTTCGATTGCTTCTGATA